TGTAGGAACAGCTATACAGAATGTGTCCATGTAGTTCCTGGCTTCCGGTGAGATTTCTTCCACAATTTCCGCACTTCACATACCCGCCCAACAATGATTCCGATTTGCTGAATTTGCTTTTTTTACAATGCCGGATTTGAAGTGACTGTGCCATGTCAAACACCTCTCTGGAAACGATTGCTTCATGGTGATTTTCAAGCACCTTCCACTGATCTTTTGGTATTGGAACTTCTCTGTCAGTTCCCGGATCAGGGACTTTGGTTTTTCCATAGACCATACAGCCGATATAATTCTTATCATTGATGATTTTTCGTATCATATCTACTGTCCACTGCAGGTTTTTGGATGCCGCTTTCCTGTTGTCCACTTTCTGCCGTTTGCTCATAGATTGAAGTGGAGTTGGTATTCCTTCTTCATTAAAAACATGGCAGATTTCCATTTTGCTGTATCTCTGATTTGTCAGATCAAAAACCCGCCGTATAATGGCCGCCTCTTCCTCCACAATCAACAGTTCTTTCTTATTTTCCGGATTCTTCTGATAACCATAGGGAGCTGACCCGCAGCAATATTCGCCCTGGCTTCTCTTTGTCTGCACTGATGCTTTGACTTTTGCAGACTGGTCTTTTAAATAAGCATCTGCAACCAAACCCTTAAACTGTACGTCAATTTCTGAAGCCTTTCCCCGGTAATCCCGTGAATCATACCGATCTGTAACAGAAATAAAACGGATTCCCATAAAAGGCAATATCTGCTCCAGATACGTTCCCAATTCAATATAATCTCTGGAAAAACGGGAAAAATCCTTGACCACAATAGCCTGCACCCTGTTTTCCCGGGCAAGCTCCAGTATCTGCTGCATTGCAGGCCGTTCCATGCTTGCTCCGGAATAACCATCATCATAAAATTCCTGAAACGGCATGGCTGCCAGCTCAGGGATGTTGGAAACATAGTCTTTGATCAGCAATCTCTGATTTGTGATACTGTTGCTTTCTCCATCTCCATCATCTGAGCGTGACAGACGATAATAGCCAATCAACAAACGATTATCTGTCATCTTCCATCACCCCCTTGAATTTAAAACTGATTTCCAGCCGTCCATCTGCATACAGTTCAATACGCTCTATCAGTGCTTCTACCAGTTCCTGATTTAACCGTGTGGTGCCGTCCAGTTGAAGCAAACTTCTTAAAAATTTTCCTTCTTCCTTCTGGCGTTTTTGAATCATACGGATTTTCTGTTCCAGTTCTTTTTTGCGTTTTTCAAAGAACGCTTCCCAGTCCTTCCGCTCTGCCTGTTTTTCCTGAAATGCTTCCAGGGACAGCTCCCCTTCCTTATACTTTGTAAAGGCTTCGGTTGTCTTACCTTTCATTTTTTTCGCATCTGTGTCCAACCGATTGATTTCATCCTGCACCTGATCCGTTACTTTTTGAAAAGTTTCTTTGCTGAGGGTAGTCATATCTTTGCTTCGTATTCCCGACAACTGCAGTTGTCTTGTGATTTCGGTACGTACGATCGTCTGCATCTTTTCTTCCGAAATATATTTTGCTGTGCAATGCCTTTCATCCTTGTAACGGTTCGCCTGACAAAAATACTCTACACAGTCTTTCGTTCTGGATGTGGCAAGTTTTCTTCCGCAGTCTCCACAGTAAAATACATTGTAAAAAGCTCTGTCATTTTCGTCCCATCCTACAGACGTACGAGCTTCTTTTGCTGCCTTCAATCGCTTCTGTGCCCGATCAAATAATTCTTTGCTGATAATTGCTTCATGCGCATCTGGTGTCACAATCCAGTCCTTTTCCTCTAAAACATCACACCACTTTTCCCCTCTGGCAAATCGTGATTCATACTTGTGCTGTACCAGATCACCATAATAATTGTTTCTGTTCAAAACAGCCCGAATGGAAGAATTGCCCCATTCATGAAGTAGTTCTCCCTCCTGCCAATATACATGATGATAGATCTTATAATCCGATACTCGATGAATACCATCTTCAAATAATCCATCAATGATTTGCTGAATTGCCATACCATCTGCATACTGAGTGAAGATTCTTCGCACAATCTCTGCTGCATCCGGGTCAGCGACTAGCCTGCGGATTCCGTTTTCCTCCTCGCAATGATAACCATACGGTGCTATACTGCCTACATAACTGCCTCTTTTCTGCTCTGTACGCTTTGCTGCACGTTCCTTAGCTGAAATATCCTTTGCATACGCTTCATTTACCAGATGTTTGATATTCATGGATAACTCCTGGCTTTTCGAATCACTGGAAAATGAATCGTATTGATCAGATACGGAAATAAACCGCACTTTCAGAAACGGGAATATCTTCTCCAGATAATCTCCGGTTTCGATATAATTTCTTCCAAACCTTGAAAAATCCTTTACCAGTATGCAGTTAACCTTTCCTTCCCGGATGTCACGCATCAACCGTTCAAATCCCGGTCTTTCAAAATTTGTTCCTGTTTTTCCTAAGTCTGTGTAAGTATCATATAGTACCAACGCAAAATCACGATCAGGCTTCCCGTTTTGACGCTGTATAAATTCTTTCAGCATCTCTACCTGTGTTTCAATGGATTCTGATTTTTTATCCTCATGATCTACGGATAATCTGGCATAAATTCCAGCCTTATATACCGGAATCTGCGTGCTTTCTGCACCTTCCATCTTCAAATAACGTTTTGCTGTTCTGGCCATTTATCCCACCTCTTTCCAGTTTGTATCCTGCTGTAATGCAAAGAAATTCATAATCACTTTCATCTTTTCAAAAACATTCTGATAACGCAGCACAATGACAATCTGCTTGTTTTCAAAAATAAAGATCTGATCCACAAACAGTGCCAGAATCATCCGATCCAGTTCCTTTAATTCTAACGACTGTTTCCACTCCTCCAACTGTGCAGTGGCTGCAACGCCACCTTCAAACATCTGCTTGATAATCTGTTTCTGATTTTCAATCATGACTTCCAACTCATTGCACTTTTTCTCGTAGGTTTCACGCAATTCATCAAAATCCTCTTTGTCAATGATACCGTTTTTCAAGTCGTCATATAAAGAAACACGTATTGCATAATTTTTATTGTATTCTTCCTGAAGCCTGACAATCTGCGTATCATAACTGATGACCTGTTCATAACCCACTTCCATTTTTTTCAGTTCATCCATGACGATGGAGTAATCTGCAAAAAGTGCCGAATAGGTCTGTATCTCTTTGAGCACGATTGTTTTCAATGTCTCCTCAGGAATGCTGTGCCGTGTGCAGTCTCCACCTTTATTTTTTGTCTGGCAGATATAAAACGCTTTCTCCTTTCCCTTGTAGCGATTCACCCGACGAATCATCGGTGTTTTACAATCACCACAAAACAGAAATCCGGCGAAAAAATTGGCATTTTCTGAAGTTTTCGACGCTCTTCCATCATATTTTAGAAGCTTCTGCACTACATCAAAGTCCCTCTGGCTGATAATTGCCTCATGGGTGTTTTTTACCCTCACCCATTCTTCCTGAGGCTTATCCAGGCGTTCTTTTACCTTATAACTGATACGCTCCTGTTTGCCCTGTACCATGTTGCCAACATAAACCTCATTCGTCAAAATCCGGCTGACCTGCACCGCCGCCCACTTTGGATCATCGGAACTTTCGAACCCGGAATTGCACCTTTCACCGTTTACTTTCTTGTACTCTTTCGGTGTCAGAATCTGGCGGATATTTAGTTTGTCAGCAATCGCTCCCAGGCTGAATCCTTCCATCTTCCATGCAAAGATTTTCCGTATCACATCTGCCGCATATTCATCAATAATGAGATGATTCTTATCCACCGGATCTTTGTGATACCCATAGGGAGCCGAGGCTCCGATAAATTCTCCATGTTCACGCTTCACCTGCTGGTGGCTTCTTACTCTTACAGAAGCATCTCTGCAATAATTGTCATTGATCAGGTTCTTCATCGGTATGACAAGTGAAGTCTCCGAAGCATCTGCCGTCTTGCTGTCATAATTGTCCGTGACCGCAATAAAACGCACATTTAAAGCCGGGTAGATTTTTTGAATAAATCGCCCGGCTTCTAATCTTTCTCTTCCGAATCTGGATAAGTCCTTTACAATCACGCAATTAACCTTTCCAGCTTCTATATCACTTGTCATTCGTTGAAATTCAGGTCTGTCAAAATTGCTCCCTGAATATCCATCATCCACATAAATATCAAAAATCTGAATATCCGGCTGGCTTCTTACAAAGTTCCGGAGTAATTCTCTCTGATTCCCGATACTGTTACTCTCTGTCTTGCCGTCTCCATCGACATCTTCATCATCCCTGGATAATCTCAGGTATAATGCGGCATCGTACACATCCGGCACCTGACACTGATTTTGTCTCATTTACATCGCTCCTAACATTCAATCATAATAAAGCACTGTGGCTTTCATTCATAGAAGTCAGAAACCATGTAATCCACTCATTTTCCCTGACCTCAGATTAACATAACTTTTGTACCTCTTGCAAGGTTTAATTTTAGTTT